ACTTTCTCCTTGCCTTTCTTAGTAGGCTCATCCTTCACACAGGCTTTGAAAATAGCATAGCACCGCTCACCTCGAGCAAGTAACTTTTCCATTTTCCTAAACTCTTCCATAATTTCTTCGTCGCACTCAGCGGGACACATATGGTCGGGATAGTCCTCAGGATCTAGCAAACGAATACAATCGCTTTTAGGTCCTGAAAGAGGAAAGCCTTTGGAAGTACCCTTAGGAATGGCATCAATAAATCTCTTACCATCAATTCCACACAAAGTTTGCATTTCATTAAGTGGTTTCAATTCGTTGAAAACCATTTCCTTAAATTCATCCTTAAGAAGAACTTCAATTAGTCCATTGCAATAATCTTGAACAGCTTTGTCAACAAGTGAAGGCTCAACGCCAGCACTAGGATTAGCAGAATGTTTTAGAGACTCTTGCCACATTTTCCAAGAATGAAATTGGGGTGGTCCAAAGTCGTTCGACACTCCTGTTACTTCTTCAACAATATCAGAAATAGGGGTAGGAATGACAGAACTTTTGGTATGAGTAGCACGTTGGTTGTTTTGTCCCACATACTCAACGTTGCTTCCAACAGGAAGATAGTTAAGGGGTGATTTGGGATGTACATCTTGATTGATGACAACTTGCTTATCATATTTGGTAACTGGGAAGTCACCGTTCACATGGCAAGGGAAAGTACCCTTCCATTCCTTGTGAGCGTTGTGAACTGCTTCATTGAGTTCAAGACGCGAAATGTGCAACGCTTTGCCGCTGGAATGTCCAGTGACTCCACGTAAATGGATGCCAATAATAGTAGGGCGAGCAAATGCGCCCACTAAAGTAGCCATGCACATACCAGTGAAAGTATTGTATGGTGCATTATATTGGTATCCGGGTCCTCCAGATTCGGAGTTTCTGATGTAGTTAGCACGAACTAAATCATCTCTCACGTCTCCCGTTTCATCACGATAGATCAAATGGGCAGAACCTGATGCGGTACATTCATTAGGAAATAAATCTTTAATATCCTTATGAATTCCGCCTGACTCAATAGAGACTAGGCAAGCATCTTTTCCAGGGATTGGAACCATGGAATTGACACTAACATATCCCCTGAAAGTAGAGTTCAGGTTGAGAGGATCTCCTTTGGTGACAAGAACCTTCATATCTTTACGATTTTCAAAAATATGTAGTGGCATGAGATACAAAGTACCTCCTACAGCTAAGATATCGCAAGATTGCTGAAAGCCATTCTCAACGAATTTGGCATGAAATAAATTCTTGGTAACACGTGAAACCACTTGTGCTTCTGTCATAGTAGCATTTTTAGGAGTCACATGTAGGGTGGATGCAACAGCATTTGCCCAAGGATTTACTTCCTCATCCCTTTTCTTAATCTCTTCAACGGTCTCTGGTGCGAGAACTGTTTGCTGCTCATGTACCGTCCTCATCGTAATGACTAAGGAATATAGAACTTTTGCAACAACACAGATAGAAAAGAATTGAACTGCCTTGCACTTTCTAATAGAAGCGAATAAGTCATGGGTCACATCACGCCGTGAGGCAAGTTGTTCGCACATGTCATTCTTCCACTTCGTGAGTACGCTATAATGAATAAAGGCACACATAAGAAATGCGAAGACAATCAAAGATAGGGAGAGACATCCAAAAGGCAAACCAGTGAGACACATAAACATAAAAAGCGTAATCATGTTCTTGCGAGATTCCCGTTCAAGTTCCATAAATTCTCTAGCATGGTAAAACATGTAAAGTTTCTGGATCACAGGGCTCTCTACTACACGTAATGGTAGCCGAACTGAGATAGCATTCATTGTTGGAGTGAATTTGGTAAATTGCTCTCGGATGGATTCGAATGAGATTTGTGGCATAGCTTGCATATCAAAAGCCTTAGCAATATCAGAACGATCATAACATTCCCAATCGGAATCGGGTGTCGGATCAGTAGTAGAAATGGAATAGTCCAATGAAGAAATGGAACTTTCTTCAACACCCATAGGTGCTTCTTCTGGTAGATAAGGCTCAGGCTCAGGGGCTACACACTCACACAGAGTATGCGCCAATAGGCAAGTAGCACAGTACTGACGAGATGCATGCATTTTGCCCGATTTGGCAACAATGCGGCGTTGATTGTCGAAATGCTTTTTACACATAGAAGTAGTCAATTTCAACGTCTCGTGAATACTGAGAGGTTTGTCATCCTGCAATTTTCCACTAGCAGGGGCTGTAAGGGTAACCTTATTGCGCATATCGGGGACATGTGCATAGATTTCCCAAACATCAGTTTCGAAATCTTCTTCTGGAAAGTCAGCCATAGCTTTGAAGGAGTCCAATCTTCCATCGGGAAGTCTGTACTCAGGCTTAGGCTTTACTTGAAGATGAATATCGGCACGACGTACAATGGACCCAGGGTTGATGGATCCGAGACGTGCATGATTGGCAAGTGGAGCATTACTAGTCACCATAAAAACGCAAGGGCGAATTTCAACTTTTCCTTTTTCATGAAGGTCAG